TACTAGGAAAATTCTGGCACGAACAGACGTTCACGACCCAGTCTTTTCAAGTTCATAGGGAGATAAACTATGGCACAACAATTATATTTCAGTCGTGATACCCGTATGTTTCTTCAGTTCAGAAATACAACTGATAATACGGAAACTTCGACTGATTTAGGAAAAGGCGCTTTGTGGGAGATACCTGTTCTTGATGGATATAGTTTCTCACAGACAACAAATACATCAGAGATAACTCTGGCGGAAATGGAAAGTAGTGCTGGTATAAGTAGACGAGGTCGTCGTATGTTTACTGACTCCTTGGCTCCTGCTGAGTGGTCGTTCAGTACTTATATTCGTCCTTTCAAATCTTTAGGACAAGATAATGTTACTTCAGGAACAAAAGCAGCTGAAACAGGAACAACCTCAGAAGTTCATGCGGTTGAAGAAGCACTCTGGGCTTCAATGTTTGGTGCTGATAAATATAATTCACAAAAGTTTGTAAGAAATGTACAACCTGTTTCAGGAAGTGAGACAGACGTTATTGCCCCTGGAGCAAATAATAGTGTTATTACTATTCAGGAATCTAATAGATCCGCTTTGCATTCTTTTGTTCTTTATTTTTTAATCGATACGGATACTACAAATCCTCTTTTATATCGTATGCCTGAGGCTATCGTAAACGAGGTTACTGTTGACTTTGATGTTGATGGAATTGCTACTCTTAATTGGAGTGGATTCGCAAAAGAAATACAAGATAGAACAGCAAATGTTAAAACAAATGCAGGCACTACAGTAGCAGTTGCAAACGCCCATGGAACAGGTGAAAATCTGGCTTTAGGCGATATTGTTATTGATACAAACAATAGTAGAGCAGTGCATATAGCAAATACTGTTAGTGGAACAAATGCTGTCTTAACTCAAGCAATTGATGAATCTACTACAAGTACTTTAAACTTTATCAGAAACCGACTAACTGCTGTAGATATTGAAGCAGCAGATGGAGCAGATAAAGTATCTGGAACATTCCCAGGAAGCTTTGTAACTGTTACAGGACTGACAAAAGCTAATCCTGCGGTTGCAACTGCCTCCGCTCACGGATTTGCAATAGGAGATGTAGTACGAGTAACAGGAACTTGTGGTATAACAAGTAGTGGTACTGATGTTCTTAATGGACAAGATCTTACAATTACTGCTGTTTCAACCAACACATTTACAATAGGTGCTTTAGATACGTCAGGTTCAAGTGGTTCATTTAGTGGAACACCAGTTGCCGCAAATGGTAAGTATGCCTTAACACTGACGGGAGGTAGCTTCAATATTGGAAACAATATTACATATCTTGTACCAGAAGAACTTGGTGCTATTAACAAGCCTCTTGAGCACGTAACAGGAACCAGAACTGCTACAGGTAATGCAACGTGTTATTTAACACTTGAAGACACTGATACTTCTGCAGGTACCTCACGACAGTTCTTTAATGACTTGGTTGGTACAGGCGCAATGAATAAAGTTGTGAATAAATTTAAGGTAACAATGCATATTGGTGGATCTGCCGCTACAGGCAACAACACTGATCCTGCACTTAAAATTATATTCCCAACTGCACATATTGAAGTTCCTACTCACTCAGTTGAAGATATAATATCTCTAGAAACAAACTTCACGGCACTTCCAACAGACTTTGGATCTGCTGATGAAATCAGTGAAGTAAGGTACTACCCGCCTTCCACTTACTAAGGATAAGGGGCTTCGGCCCCTTTTTCCCCTCACCCCACAAAAATAATTCTTGACATTTTTTGTGGTTTACCGTATAATATAATTTTGAAAATAAGGATTTAGTAATGCCCGAAACAGTAGATAAGAAACCTCAAGTTTCTTTAAAGAGTCTTATGACTCCAAGTAAGACAGTAAGTATTGATTTTCCTCGCTTTAAAGGAATGTCAGTTAATCTTTGTTATCTAGCCCGAGAAGAGCTAGTAAAACTAAGAAAGAGGTGTCTTAGCACAAAATGGGATAAAAAAAGTCATCAGCCTATTGAGGAAATGGATGATGAAAAATTTATTGTAGAATATTGTAAAGCAGTAATAAAAGGCTGGAGTGGTTTAAAATATTCATACCTAGAAGAGCTTCTTTTGGTGGATGTTAGTGACCTAGATCCTGAGGATTGCTTGCCTTACAACCAAGAAAATGCAGAATTGCTAATGAAAAATGCTAGTGATTTTGATACTTGGGTTACAAATACAGTAGGTGACCTAGAAAATTTTACTGGAAGCAAGTAGAGGCAATACGCGCTCTGCTTGATAGATTTGTCCAAGAACAAGGACAAATGGATCTAGAGAAATATCTGCGTATATGTGAACAATTAGGGCAAGAACCTGATCCAGAAAAGATGCCGCTTGAAATCTCAGTTTTTCCTGATGAAGTTCAAGTGGCTTTTTTTATGTTTAATCTATTATCTGATAACTGGGATGGAATGTCAGGCACGTATTTGGGGAAGGATTGGTCGCATTGTGACCATTTATTTTCTGTTTATGAAATTGAAGACCCAAAAATTACTATGTATTTTATGAAACTTTATGAAAATATAGTTGTAGGTCACAGACTAGAAGAAGCAAATAGAAAAAGAAAAGCGGAAGAAAGAAAAGCGCAACAAGCGGGCAAAACATATGCTCATAATGTAAGAGGATAATGGCTAAAAATCAAGTTTATATTGATATTGTAATTGATGATAAGGGCACTACTAAGCGTGTTGCCGTCAATGCAAAAAAGTTAGGTCTTGAACTTGACAAAGCTGGTGCTGCCTCAGATAAAGCTTCAAAAGGTACTGATAAATTAGGTAAATCAGCAAAAGACTTAGATAGAAATATGCGCGGGACGGCAAAAATGACGTCCAATAGCTCAAAAGAATTCTCAAAAATGCAACAGGGTATGGGAGGTCTTGTAGGCGCGTATGCTACTCTTGCCGCTCAAGTATTCGCAGTATCCGCTGCATTTCAGTTCCTACAAGGTGCTTCTGATTTTCGTAATTTGATTGCAGGTCAAGAAGCTCTTGGCGCTGTATCAGGAGCAGCGTATAAAACAATTACAAATAGTATTATTCAAGCAACAGATGCTCAAATAAGGTATGCAGATGCAGCAAGAGCCGCAGCAATTGGTACAGCAGCAGGCCTTACCTCAAGCCAGCTAACAGAGTTAGGTACTGTAGCAAAAAATGCTTCTTTTGCACTTGGAAGAGATTTAACAGACTCTTTTAATCGTCTTGTAAGAGGTGTAACAAAAGCAGAACCAGAACTCTTGGATGAACTTGGTATTATTCTCCGTTTAGAAACTGCTACAGAAAAATATGCGCTTGTACTTAATAAATCTGCTTCTGAATTAACAGCTTTTGAGAGAAGCCAAGCAGTAGCAAATGAAGTGCTTGAACAGGGCACTAGAAAATTTGCTGAAATTGAAGCATTAATGGATCCAAATGCTGCTGCTCTTCAGCAGTTTGCAAAATCTTTTGATGACTTATTTAACTCTTTTAAAGTAGGAGTTATAGAAGGTCTTACCCCTGTTCTTCAGTTTTTAAGTAAAAATACTCTTGCACTTACCGCCTCGCTTGCATTGTTTGCAATTCCTATAATAAAAGCTATTCTTCCAAATCTTCAGGAGTGGAAGAAAAATTCTATGGAGCTATATAAAGACCATGAGAGTAATGCAAAGGGATACATACAGAGAAGCGAAGAGCAGTCTGCAATCCTCGCAGGTCTTACTAATAATGAAAAAGAACTTGCAAAGGCAGCGAAAGATACAGCAAAAGCAAGAGGAAAAACAACAGATAAAGGTGGTGTAGGATATGTTGCAGGGGGAGCGAGCAGCCCTCAAGCAAGAGCAGCGGCAAAGAAAGGCTTAGCCCTAGCTGAAGAAGATTTAAGAAAACACGGAGAAGTTCGTACTGGAATTTTTAAAGGCTATACTGCAAAAGAAGTAGCTATTGCTAGAGCGTCTTACAATAAAAGAGAAGGCATGGCCAAAAAACATGGCGTCGTAATCGGTAGAACTTTTGATCAGCTGGCGGCTAGAGGAAAAATGTCTTTCTTAAAACTACAAGCATCTTGGGCGGGCACAATGGCATTTATGTCTAGAGCTGCCACAATAGCAGCAACAACAATTAATGTAGTTATGAGTTTAGCAGGAATTATAGGTGTTATAACAATGCTAGCTGCAGGATTAAAAGCAGTTTATGATTATTTCTTCCCTTTAAGTGAGGCAGCAAAACAACAAGCAGAAGAAATTGGTAACCTTGCAGAAAAGTATAAAGATTTAGATATAGAAATGAGCCGAGCACGACAAGCTCGGGAAAGCCTAACAACTGGAACAGGAGATGCGACAAATATTGGACAAGCTCTACAAAGTGCAGATGTTCAAAAGTTAATTACAGATATTAATGATTTATCACGGATGACAGATAAAGGCTCTCAGGAGTTTTTAGATCTTCAACAAAAGTTAAAGGGAGTAGCAGGAGAATTAGTACAAATAGACCCAAAATTTGCAGCTCTTGAAACGGCTCTTGAAGGACAAGTAACCGCGATTGACGCGCTGCCCGCCAGTGAGCTTATAAATACTGCAAATGGCTACATGGAAATAGGACAGGCTATTTCTGGATTACCTGAAACAATAGGTAAAGCAGATGAAGCTTTTGTTAAGTTAAGTAAGTCCATGATAAAAACAAATCCATTAGATCAGTTTCTTGAAGCTGAAAAAGCCGTATTAAGAGACTTGCAAATAAGTGAGCAAGCCTCTCTCAAGAAAGCAGAAAACATACAAGCTCAAAAGGATGCAGCAATAAAAGCAAACGAAGAGCAAGCTGCAGCTGATGAGGCAATGTATAAGCGTTTAACGTCAACCCAACAAGCTTACTACGATAAACACTTTGCAAATATGGATGAAGAAGAAAAGAAAGCATATAGAAACTTGAGAGGGAGTGGCGGGCGTAGAAACGTAAAAAGAGGAAGAACTATAGAAGGAACTGCAACTGCAGGAGAATTAGAAAATTTTGATAAAAGAAAAAAACTAAGTGAAGAAGAGGCTGCTGCTGATAAGAAAAGAGGCGAGGAGAGAGCTGCGAGAGAAGCGAAACTTGCTAAATTAAGAGATACACAGCTTAAACAAGCAAAAGATAGAGTAATAGCAGAAACAAACGCTTTAAATGTTCAAACTCGCGGTGTTACTTTACAAGGGCAGCTTTTAAACTTAGAACTGTCAAGAGTTAAAAATGCTAATACTTTACAATTAGCCCAAGAAAAATATGATAGAGCACTTACAGCACGAGACACAGCCAAAAAAGGAACAGAGGATAGAGCTAACGCACAAAAAGCTTTAGAACAAACAAAACTTGAATTAGACCTTGCAAAAGCAAATAATAGACTACAAGAAGATAAAGTTGCTAAAAAAGAAGAAGAAATTGCTTTACAACAAAAACTTTTAGGGCTAAAGGTTCAAGAGCTTCAATTAGATCAAGAAGGGCAAATCTTGAGTATGGCAAAATCTTTTGAAGAGAAAACTGGAGGAGGAACTTTTGAGTCTGCAGCAAGAATTCGCCAGATGGAAACCATGGAGCTTGAGAATGCTCTTGCACAAGCACAGAATGCTGCAGAACAAGCAGCCGCAGAATATGATAGAGTTTATAATGAAAAGTTAAATGAGTTAAAAAATATAGAAACACAAAGACTAAAAGACGCAGGTTTAGATGAAAATATTGGGGAACAAAAACTCACAGAACTACAAGGCCAGGCAACTGCAGAAGCAACAGTAGACACAGGCAATCAGGTAGGTAAAACTAGTTTAGATGTTACACAAGCAACTTTAAATCTACAAGCTCAAAAAGAAACTTTTAGTACTTTGACAAAGCAAAATGATGCACGTCTTGAAGCAATACAGTATGAAACAGAAAATTTTGCTATGACAAAAGAGCAGGAAATGACCAACAAACAAATTCTTGCACTAAGACAAGAAGGCGTGAAGGTAACAGATGAGATGAGAAGTAAACTCTTGGCGCAAAATCAAGCAGAAGCAGATGCTCAAAGAGGTCTTGAGCAAATGAAATCTGTTAGAGATAATATGGAACAGGGACTTGGGTCTGCTTTCGAAGGAATGATTACAGGTGCAAAATCTGCAAAAGAAGCTTTTAAAGACATGGCAAAATCTATGCTTGCTAATTTAGCAAAAATAATTGCTCAAGAGCTTGCCCTTCGAGCCATTAGAAGCGCTATGGGCTTTTTTGCAGATGGAGGAATTTCAGCAAGAGATGGTTATTACCCAAGTTTTGCAGGGGGAGGTACTTATGCTTCTCCACTTAGAAACTATAGTAAAGGAGGCATGGCAAGAGGCCCGCAACAGGGCTACAATGCAGTTCTTCACGGAAACGAAGCAGTTGTACCCTTACCTCACAATAGAAAGATCCCTGTAGAATTAAAAGGAGGGGCTGGGGGAGACCAAAATAATGTAACAGTAAATGTAGCTGTAAACAATGATGGAACAGCCACTACAAGAACTGAAGCTTCTGATGGTATGGGAGCAGAAAGACTCGGTACCATGGTTGCTCAAGCTGTTCAAGATGAATTACAAAATCAAAAACGTTCGGGCGGAATATTGAGCCCTTATGGAGCAGCATAATGGCTATTGGATTTTCAGTAACAAATATTACAGATAGAAAAATTATTCCTGATAAAACTTTATCAAGACAAACTAGTCCTAGAGTAAGAACTCAGCGTTTCGGAGATGGATATGAACAAAGACTTACTGAAGGAATAAATAATTTAAGCGATATATTTTCTTTGTCTTTTTCTAATCGTACAAAAGAAGAAGCAGATGATATTATAGCATTTTTTGAAGCAAAGGCAGGGGTAGATTCTTTTGATTTTACAATTCCAGATACAAACTCAACTTCTGTAACAACAGCGACAAATGCAGGAAGCACTTCTTCATCGTTAACTGTTAATATTACTGCTGCAAACTTAGATATTTCTGTTGGAGCAACTCTTTCTGCAGCTTCTGGTATAACAGGCACGCCAAAAGTAACAAAAACAACAGGAACAACAATTTTAGTTGATACTGAGCAAAGCATGCCTGGGGGAGCTCTGCAATTAACTTTTACAAATCCAAACGAGAAAGCAATGAAAGTAGTATGTGATAGTTGGTCTATGGCTTTTTCTAATAAAGATTTTTATTCAGTTCAGTCTAGTTTTAGAAGGGTTTATGAACCATGAGCCAAGATTTAGCAGTAGATACTTCAAAGCAAGCAATTAATTCAGGATATTTAGAGTTTTATGAGCTACAGTTAGGTACGGGTACTGTAAATACTTTATTTTTTCATGATGGTAAAAATGAAAACACTGAAAACATAACATATCAAGGAAATACATATATTGCACTTCCAATTATTCTAACAGGAGTAGAAGTAAAAGGAGACGGAGCAATCGCTAGGCCTACCCTTACCGTTGCAAATGTTGAATCCATACTAAAATCTCAATCTAAGTTTAAAACTGCTATGAGAGCAACCGATCCTGCATGGAATGCAGAAGTTGATGGAGAGCCTGTAACTAATACTGATTTTGAAATTGATGATTTAATAGGTTCTAAACTTACACGAAGAAGAACTCTTGAAAAGTATTTAACAAGCAATCCTCCTATCGAGTTTCCAAAAGATGAGTATGTAATTGATAGGATACAACAAAAAACGAACTTAATAGTAGTTTTTGAATTAGCTGCACCTTTTGATCTTGCAGGTATAAGAGTACCAGGACGAACAGTAGTAGGAAAATACTGTCCATGGAAATATCAAGGAGCTTCAACAGAGCTAATAGCTTCAGATAGACAAGGAGCGTGTGTTTGGAAAAAAACTGCACAAATTACTCATGGAGATGGCAATACTTCTAGTGCATATTTTACTGTTGACGACGAACCTATAATGAGAGAATCAAATATTAGTGGAACTACATATTCTTCAGGAACTTCTTACAGTTTAGATTCTACTGTTTTAAATACGTCAGATGGAGTATATTATCAATCAAAAGCAAATTCAAATCAAGGTAATGCAGTAACAAACAAGGTTTTTTGGAGAATAGTTCGTCACTATACTACTTGGTCATCAGACGGAACTAAGTCTTACACCGTTGATGCAAATGACCCCAGAAAAAATTCTTATGTTCTGCATGATAATACTATATTTAGGGTTTTGATCGCACACACAAGAAATAGTAATCTTGAGCCAGAAGTAGGATCTTCGCATTGGGAAAGAGCAGATGTATGTGGAAAGTTATTAGAGTCTTGTAAAATACGATACCAAGTAATAGGACGAAACAATAATCAAGGATTTGCCTTTTTGCCCTCAACAAATTTGAATACAAATGCAGTTTTACCCTTCGGAGGATTTCCAGGAAGCAGGAAATTTAGATAGTGAACTACTTAGAAGAAATAAAAGAACATTTTCAAAAAGAATACCCAAAAGAAGGCTGTGGAATAATAAGTGTAGTAAATGGGCAGCAAAAATGGTTTCCATGTACAAATATAGCCAATGAAGACGAGCACTTTATAATAGGAACAGATGAATACTTAAAAATTGCGAGAACTTCTGATATAATAGCAATAGTACATAGTCACCCAGATCAAACCTCTGAACCAAGCGAGCTAGACATAAATAATTGTAATGCTATGGGGAAAAAGTTTTATATATTTAGTTACCCTGATATGGATTTGACTATATTGGAGCCAGAGCATGATACTTCTAATTTATTTGGAAGAGAGTATGAGTTTGGTAAAGCTGATTGCTTTGAAGCAGTCAGAGACTATTTACTGAGTCAAGATATAGAGATACCACCAAGAGCAATGTTTGTAGAAGATTATTGGGATAAAGGCATCGATTATTTCTATGATGATATGGCAAAAAACTGGGGAGGATACCCTGTTGATTTAAATAATATTCAAAAAAATGATGTTTTAATTTTCAAGATATTTTCCAACCTAAATAACCATTGTGGAGTTTATTTAGGAGATGAAATTTTTTATCACCATGCAGAAAACAGGCTGTCATGCAGGGAAAACTTGTATCCAAAATGGCATAAATGGCTAGTAGGAGCTTATAGATATGCAGCGTAACGTATACATAGAAGGAGAGATGGGTCATCTTTTTGGTGACACAATGACTGTTAATGCCCCAACAATTAATGATGTATTTAGATTAATTGATGCAAACAATGTTGGCTTCAAAAAGTATATGATAGATTGTCATGAAAAAGGAATAGGCTTTGCTATAAATATTGCAGGCGAGGAAATAGAGTATGAAGAAGAACTTTTACTTCCTTTGCATAAAGGGGATATTACTATTACGCCTGTTCCAGAAGGCGCAGGAGGAGGCTTTAAAAAGATTTTAGCAGCGATTGCATTAGTTGTTTTAATATATTTTATGCCAACTATAGGTATAAAAGCAACAGGAGGCTTTGCAGCAGGATTTGCTTCAATGAGTATTCCCGCTTTGGTTGGTTTAGCTGTTGCTACCAATCTTGCCATGTCTGGTCTTATGGAAATGATGGCGCCAGACCCTTCGGTAGATACAGACCAGGAACAGTCCTATCTCTTTAATGGAGCAGAACAAAATATAATTGAAGGTGACCCAGTTCCTGTTTTATATGGACATTTACGAATACCAGGCCAACCTATAAATTTTGAAGTTTCCAATAAAGGAGCAAGCAAAGGTGCAGTAACCCCTTTTGAGGTTGGAAGAAGAGGAGATGTTATGATAGAACAGTACATCGACTCTATGTCCAATATAAGTTTTTAACGATAATGAGTACTCAAGTAGGCATAAATGCAATAGATAAAAGAGTTCATTCACAGGATAATGATTTAATTCAATCAGTAGGAACTCCTAGAACTTTTCAAAATGTTTCTCTTACAGATCTATTATCGGAAGGACCGATTGAAGGCTTAACTGAAGGAGGTTCAAGTGTATTTCTAAATGGGGATCCTTTATTCGCAGAAGGAGAAGCCCCTTTTATAGAACCAGGTACCTCTATAATTGCTTCAGGAACCTCTGGTAGTAATACTATAACCACAAATGCTCCCACTTCTCAAATAAAGGGTAGTGCTGATCTTTTTATAGGAGTCTCAAATGTTATAGAAACAACTGCCGAGATTACTAGTCTTACAACTATAGAAGACTTTGCTTTTGGGGGAGGTTCGGGGGTTACAGTAAACTTAACAGCAGCTTCTGGTGTTTTTACATCAGATATGGTGCATAATCCGAGCACTTATGGTAATATTAGTCTATCTAATTTAGCTCATGGAGATGCCATTGCAAGGCTAACGTTAGAAGACGGATCTATTGTTGTTGGCTATTTAGCTTCTCATACAAATAGTACTCAGGTGCAGTTTAAATCAAACTATGCAACAAATGTACATAATTTTCTTGCAACTGCTGATACAGAGAGTGGAAACTCGCATAAGCTAACTTTAGATATATACTATAAAGTTTCTTCTATTTCAGGAAATACGATTACTCTTGCAAGTAATTTATCAACTACTTTTGCTAATAAAAAAATAATTTTTCAAAGTCTTAGCGCAAATCCTGATCCAACAAGCAGTAAGTACCCAGGCTCCAGATATCAATTTAGAGTAGGAAACCAAGTACAGCCTTTATTAGCGGGTATTAATGATAGTGGTTCAACAACATCAGGCCTTACTCTTCCTTCAGGAAACTTAACTAAAAATACCTCCAAACTTATTAGTACCACAAATTTAACAGGGGCACAAAAATCAGAAACAGATGCAGTTAAGTTTATAATTGCATATCCAAATGGATTGTATTTTTATAGTGATGAGAGCGGAAACGAATACCCTTGTGGAGCAGGCTATAGAGTAGAAATTGGAATTACTCGTACAGGAGGTTCAATGGTCTTTGAATCTCTTGGGGGGAATATTGGTCCAAATCAAAGAGCAAACGGGGTTGGAACTGCAACAGAATCAATTATTGGACACTCTGCACAGAAAAAATCCGCTGTTACTTTTGAGTTTGAAGTTGATTTAACTCCTTATCAGCCTTTTACTGATTTTGCAATAAGAATTACTAGGTTAACAAACCATGGAAGTGTGGATGACGGAGTAGACTACCAACGAGGGGTAGAGCCCACAAATAGAGGAAAAAGTTCTTTACAAACTAAAGAAGCCAAGTATAAAATGGTGGGTGCAGCAGCAGTAACTTCTGCAACCGCTATTTTTAAAGAAAAACTAAATTTTCCTTACACCGCTCTAGCTAATGTGAGTTTTAACTCAAAACAATTTTCTAGTATTCCTAAGCGCACTTACGATGTAAAAGGTTTAAAAATTCAAGTTCCTTCGAATTATGTTACACGGGATGAGAATGTTACAGAATCGACAAACCCTGGCCAAGTAGCCACTTATAAAAGAAATACTGCTACAGGTGTTATAGAAACTACTAACCAAGCGTGGGACGGTAATTTTCGAGCAGAAAAAGTTTACTGTAATAATCCCGCTTGGGTATTTTATGACATACTTGTCAATAATAGATATGGGCTAGGAAAGTATATATCAGCGTTAGAAATTGATAAGTTCTCTTTATATAAAATAGGACGATACTGTGATGAATTAGTAAATGATGGGAAGGGAGGAAAGGAGCCTCGATTTACAGCAAATTTATACTTACAAAAAGCAACAGATGCTTATAAAGTATTGAAAGATACAGCAACTATATTTAGAGGTATGTTATACTGGCTTGATGGATTAATCGTGCCAGTTATAGATGAAGCGAAAGAACCTGTTTACAACTTTTCAAAATCAAATGTAGTTGAGGGCGAGTTTGCCTACGAAAGTACAGGCAGCAAGACTAGGGCTAATCAATATATTGTAACATGGATTAACCCAGATTCTCAATATAAGTTAGAACCCTTAATTGTGGAGGATCGCTTAAACATTGTAAAAACAGGAAAAATTGTTCAAGAAAAAGCTGTTGCTTTTGGGTGTACGTCTGAAGGACAAGCAATACGATACGGTAAGTGGAAACTTTGGACCGCTATAAATCAAACTGAAATAATTAGTTTTAGAACAGGTATAAATGCATCTTTTCTTACCCCAGGCGATATTGTTAATGTAAGTGATAGCGATGATTTTAACATACCGTTTAGTGGTAGAGTAAAAGAATATACGGAAAGCGGAGGCAACTTTCTTACTTTAGATAGAGACATTGACGTATTTTTACCCGCAGCAGATTATGACTATGAACTTTCAGTTGTAATACCAAAAAATGTAGCTGTATTAAATCAAGAGTCAGCAACTATTGGAAGCGCCTCTTATTCTAGGGGAGACGTAGTCCCCCAAGCAAGAATTGCTTCAGGAGGCGCTCAAACAGCTTTAGTAGTTGCAGGCAATGAATCAGCAACTCAATTAAATATCAGTAATGCACTTGATGATTCAAATGAGTCTATTGATTTAATACTTAATACTTCAACTATTGTTCAGAAAAAGTCTTTAACAGGATCCACAGTTGTTGACAGCGTATCAGTTCAAGTTCCTGCAGCTGCAGTTGATGGTCGTACCCGAGTTAAGCTCACCGAAGCACTGGACGAAGATAATGTTGCCCACTTATCAGAGGCAATATGGGCTATAACTCAGACTTCATCAACGGGTGTAGAGACTGCATCTGCTCCAAAACAATACAAAATTCTTGGGGTTGTTCAGGAAGGAGAAGACGGCACTTTCAACATTACAGCAGTTGAGCATTATAATGCAAAGTTTGATTCAATTGAATCAGATTTTAATCTTGCTGTTGTTGACCCCGTATTTCCTCCTGAGCCTGATACTTCTCCACCGTCTCCTACAAAATTAAGAATTCTTAGAGTACCTATTAGACATAAAGCAGGAGAAGAAATTAGAGTAGAGTGGGATGCGCCATCGAGCTATGACTACGTACAAGGGTTTGAAATTACTCATAATTTTAATGAAGAGTTTGCTTTTGAAGAAACATTTGTATCAAATTCAGTTTTGTCAAAAACTTTTACAGGTATTCCTGATGGTATTTTTGAAGTTCAAGTAAGAACGGTTAGCAAGTTTAATAAAAAGTCAAAGCCAATAATTCAGCACATTGAAATAGTTGATATTTTTGGAGGTGGAGAAAGATTTAGAGGAATTCTGAAAGGAGGAACTACTTCTAGTGCTATTGATATGAATAGAACTGCGGGAGAAGTTTTCTTTAAGAAAAGCTCGTATAATATAAGCCCTCCTAATTCCCAACTTAGTTCAATACTTGATACGGGAACCGTAAGTGTAAAAGCAAATAATACTAGCAATAGCTCTTCTCAAACTCAAACTGTAACAGCGCTTTCAAATGCGAACTGGCCTGGTTATAAGAATGAAAGTGATGCTAGGTCAGGGCAATTATTTTATGACTATTCAAATGCTGACCACGGTTCAAACGATCCAATTCGTCTCATTGCATGGAAAAGAGATGATGCTTTAAATATTGATTATTGGTTTGATGCTGATAAATATCTTGCAAATGTAAATAATATTTGGACAAATATCAGCGGTACTGTATCAGTTCCTGTAAGCGATAATAAAGTTACTGGTTCTGGAACAAGTTTTACTAGCTTAGACGTTACTAGAATAATTAAATTTTCTTCTACAAAGGCTGCAAAAATTGCATTTATTGAAAGCGACACGGTTCTTTATCTTGATAGAACTTTTGATTCTGCTGTAAGTGCGGGAACTACTGCTGCAGTTGATGAGTTAGCAATAGATTATGCAGAAGACTTTTTAATTGCAGAAGTTACTTTTAAGTCAGGTCTCAACTATGCTCTAAAGCCTTATCTTTTAGTAAATGAGCTGCTTGCGGATAACTCAAGAGGTGTGATTGCTACTTGTAATGTCTCCTCGTTGTCTTATGCACAAAATGGCAGTATAAAAACTGATTTTGATAACATTACACTTAAAGTTCAAACTGTAGGTTTTGATTCTGCAAAAATAAAAGTAAATGGAGCAGGGTTCACCCAAACTGACCAAACTGCACAAACAAGTTTTACTACAATTTCTTCAGAGCCTCATTCTGTAACTTTACATAGTGCTGCAAACGATGGTGCTAACCCTATCCCATTTACATCGGGAGGAACAGCAGGTCTTCCTCTTGTATTTACAGTTACAATCGAAGAGGAAAAAGACTCAACCCTGACTGCTACAGATACTATTACGATTACAAAAAGCCAAGAAACTGCTTCAGGGGATGGAAAGAAAACTTCTAATGGCTACTTATATTACAACACTCAACAAGCTAATGCTCCAAGTGCTCCTTCATCTTCAAGTGTAGCATATACTTGGGCTACGGGGCTTATGTCAGGGGGTGTAATAGGCACAGGTGCTACAAACTGGAATCAAATCGCTCCTGTGGCTACAGGAGGCCAAAGTTCATCTAAGATGTGGTATGTCTATTATAATGTTGAGCAAAGCGATAGTGATGTACAGAATGATAATGCAACAAGTGCTGTAACTTTTGGAACAGTAGTATACGCAGCTACAAACTTCACAGGGCTTGTAAGATTTAATGGTACAAATGCTGTAGAGGACGGTTCTGGAAATGGATTAAGTTTTGGATCCACTGGAACTACTACTATTGATGGGGGAAGAATTACAACAGGTACTGTTGGTGCTCAATTTATTTCATTGACAGGAAAAAATGTAAGTGAATTAAATAATGATTCTGGATATTTAACATCCCATCAATCTTTGTCAGCGTATATAACAACGAGTGCAGCAAATAACGCTTTTGCAACTATTAACGCCCTAAATGCCAAACAAGATGCATCAACAGCTTTAACAACGGACCAAACGGCAGGAGGTACAAACTTAACCAATTTTCAAGGGGTTGCAAACGCATCAGGAATCGCTTTTGAAGCTACATTAACAGAGCAACTTGCTACAGATCTAAATACAGAAGCAGGGGGAGGAACTCTTACTGGTGATAATCTCGCTAAATTTAAGAGTGCGTTTACTGCTGCAGGCCTTAATTTAGAGACAGTTCTTTATGACCCAGGCACTACTACCATTAATAGTACATTTAAAGGTCAGTTAACCAGTGCTCAGCTTGCTTTAACTACACAAGTTCCTTTTGCTACAGCAACAACAAGTGTAGCAGCAGGAAGAATAGTATTAGAAAATAATAATCTTAGTTTGGAGCAAGGTACAGGATCACCAACAACAAGTAATAGTATAGTTCTAGAGGCTACAAATAATCAAAATAGAATTGTAATCTATGATGGAAATGTTGCTAGAGTAATAATTGGTAAACTTGGGACTTAACCACCAAAAAATAAAACTTGACTATTTATGTCCTTTGAGATATAATTTCAAAATGGAGAAAATACATGAGTGCGGGAACATATAACTTAGTAATCGACCAAGGCTCCGATTTTGCGTTGGACTTGGTGATTAAGCAATCAGGAACAGCTTTAAATCTGAGTAATTACTCTGGTCGAGCACAGCTGCGTACTTCTGTGTCTGCAAGTTCGGCTTCTGCTTCTTTTAGTGTTACTGTGACAAATGCAGCTAATGGAGCATTGAAAATGCAATTACCTGCTGCGACTTCTTCAGCTATCTCCGCAGGGCAATATGTTTATGATTTAGAAATATTTACTGCAAATGACTCCATTGTAAAACGAATAATACAGGGAGACGTAACTCTTACGCCTGAGGTAACAAGATGAGTACTCAAACTACTTTGGAGATTACAGAAGACGTTACCGACGTAGCTATCACAGGAGACACTTTAGAGGTGTCTATTACTGATGATGTTACTACAGTTCAGGCGTATACTCTTGCTGTTCCTTTTGAAGTTCCTGG